GGAACGGTTATAACGAATGGTCTGGTAACGGATACGCAAGGAAACGCTTGGTCGCTACCCGTATCCGTTACCATCCCTAACAGTGGAAGCGTCACTGTTGGCATTATCTGCCAGACTGTAGGGGCTATTCAGGCCCAGGCTGGTTCCATCACCACCATCTCAGGAGGCGCTACGGCTGGCTGGATCGGGGCTACAAACCCATCTGCGGCGCTTCCTGGTTTGCCTGTCGAGTCAGACTCACAGCTTAGGGCGCGTCAGGCAATCTCAGTAGGGGCACCATCGCTCACACGGCTTGCCAGCACCATCGCTGCCATTGCAGCGGTCCCAGGAGTCACCCGGTACGCTACAGGAACCCCAACGCCCGATTCCGGGCCGGGAAGCTCTATTGAGAATCCGACTGGAGGCATTGACTATTGGGGCAATCCTCCTCATTCAATCAGCATGGTTGTGGAGGGAGGTCTTGACCTCAATGTGGCGACGGCGATCTACCAGAAACGAGGATTGGGAGTCTATACGAACCCCGACTCCACGGCTGGCTCTACCAGCGTGCCGGTGACAGATGCGAATACAGGGACCGTGACTACCATCGGCTTCCAGCGGCCCACCTACGTGCCAATTTACGCCACAATGGTGATACACGGGTTGGCCGGGTATACGACCGCAACGCTAACGGCAATTCAGGCCGCGATTGTCGCGTATCTCAATGGTCTACAGATTGGCGAGACGGTCACTTATTCAGCCTTCTATGCCGTGGCCTCTTCGGTCATGCCAAACATCTTGACTCCTCAGTTTTCGATCACGTCGCTCTTTACCGGAATCACTTCATCGCCTTCTGGCACGACCGACATTACCCTGAGCTATTACCAAGTGGCGCAGGGAACGCTTGCCAACATCATCTTGAGTGAGGCATAGATGCCACTTTTCTCTCAAAGCGGGTACGGATCGGGCAAATACGGAGTTGCTGATACCGGGCCTCTCTACAGCATGAGCCTCTATTACTATCTAGGGCTGCTCACGTCAGAATACCGGCTTGCCCCAAACCTGAATTTCTGGCTTAATGACCTGCTTTCACCACTGAACGATACGACAAACATGATTGCTGGAATGACTGAGGCGTTCGATCTCGGTTCGGCACAAGGATTGCAGCTTGACGTGGCCGGTCAGATTGCCGGGGTGAGTCGCACGGTTGGGTTTCAACCATTGGGCGGCGTGAGTCCGGTTTTGGACGATGTGACCTATGCTCTATTGATTCAGGCAACCATAGCTGCAAATCAATGGGATGGAACAGAAAGCACGCTTTATGCTATATGGAAGCAACTGTTCCCCGGTGGTTCAATCAACATCATCGACTCTCAGGACATGGCCTGTACAATTGTTTTAACGGGATCATTTACGAGCATCATTCAGGACTTGATTTTGAATGGTTATATCGTTCCGCGACCGGAAGGCGTCGAGTACACTTACGTGTTCGGCAACCTTCCGATTTTCGGATTCTCAGAGTCTAACACGACATTCATTGCAGGCTGGAATACTGGCCTTTGGGCGGGGTAAATCATGGGAAAATTTCTTCAATGGAATCCGAACGAAACCAACCAGGAGACGGATGCTCAGTATCTTGCCGATTCGCAACGTGCCTCTGGAGCAGTGAACGATACTCCTCTTCCCGCCCCTCTAGGAAATAAGGCGTTCTATCAATGGAGTACTTTCTGCGCCGCCTTCGGTCAGATGATGGCAAACAAACCGGGGGCGTATGTCCTTGATGATTCCAGCGAGAGCGCCCTTGCCGCTGTGCTGGCAAATATCTTGACTGAATCGGATACCGAGCCAAACATCATTAGTGTTACGTATTCTCCCACTCCTGTCTTTAATGCCGCAAACTCGAACGGATTCCAGATGACGCTTTCAGGAAACATAACGTCATCTACTATCAGTGGGGTTACGGCGGGGCAGTTGATAGCATTCTATTTCGCTCAAGATTCTGTCGGCGGTAGAACAGTTAGCTGGCCCTATTCGTTCGTGGGAGCATTGCAGCCAGACCCAACGCCGTTCGCAGTCAGCGTCATGCTCTTCCGTGCCGATCTGACCGGCAATCCTCGCGCAGTCTCGCCAATGATTAGCAATAACTTCACATCCCTGAACGCGCTAACCGTTGCGGCTGGTGCGCCCGTAGGGGCGGTCCTTATCGGCAACGGAACAATATATGCTCCCGTAGCAAACGGAGGATTCACTTTTGGGAACAACGGGAACGGATATTGGGTGATAGACCCAGCGGGGCATATTCATCAGTGGGGTTCCGTGTCGGGAATTATTTCTACCGGCAGCATTATTCCCTTCGCCATTCCGTTTACAAACGCTGCGAGTGTCGTACCTGTCGCTTCGGCCATCATTACCCACGGTAGCGGAATCGGCTACCCTTCCATAACAAATGGGAGTGTCACCACCACGCAGTTTGGTGTCGAGATGGGGTCAAATCCATCGCAAGGAATTTACTGGTCAGCGGATGGGTACTAGGAGATAATATGCCGAGCACAAGTTTAGGATTTCCGCAACCCGCAATAGGCTCTAACAACTGGGGCCAACCCACAAATGCGGGCTGGGCGCTCTTGAATCAGTTCCTAACGGGGCAAGCGCCGATTACCGGCCTGAATGTACAGGGCAACGTTACTATATCGGGTTCGCTGACAGCGGGGTACATTTCAGGCGTGATTCCTACGGGGGTTGTGCTTGTTCCATTCTCCGCCACGCCGGTATTCGATGCGTCCAGAGGACTCGAATTCAAGCTGACATTGACCGGAAACGTAACAAGTTCTACTTTCATCAATGGAACTTTAGGACCATCGCTGATAGCGTTTCGTATGGTACAGGATGGAGCGGGCGGTAGAACATTCACATGGCCTACAAATGTGCGCAATGGTGGAATAGTTAACGATCTCGCGAATGGTCGATCATCGCAGCTATTTGCCGTTGACTCAGATGGAAGTTTGGACGCGGTTGGACCAATGATGTATTCGTAAGGGGAAAACATGAAACATATTTTGGCTTTGACAATCTTGTTCTTATCGGCGACTTGCATCTATGCGCAATCATGCCCAAGCGGAACTGTGCCGATTCAAGGCGGTGGGACTTGCGCAACATCAGCAGCAGGTGCGTTGGCGAACCTGGGTGGAGAACCTGCTCTTGTAGCAGGAGCAACCGTCGTATTCACGGGCGATTCATCCCTGGCGGATGACAGCAACAATACGTTAGGAGCAACAGTTACAGCTACAGCAGCAAGCTGTAATTCGGGTGGTATCTGCACGATTACAGCATCCAATACCTACACTGCAAATCAGTGGGTGTCTTTTGGGGGGTATCCTCATTTTAGTCCATCCTGTCTTTCAGGCAACGGGCTTTCTCTCGGTTATTACGGCACCGGCACACAGATATATCAGGTGCTTGCCAGTGGATTAAGTACATCGCAGTTTAAAGTTCAAACTAACTGCTCGACGGCAACTGGTACGGGTGGAACAGTCGAAGACGCGACCTACTTCATGCCGGTACAAACTGTGGCTAAACCAGCATTTTCAACTATCAATACGTGGTATCTACGCAATGGGATCGACGTAACGTCGATCTATGGGTATTACACCGGACTTGTTTGCGAACAAGCGACTAATTTTACTGCGATGTTTGGGGATATTCTTCCTTCCGTTACGGGAAAACCTCTCTTCTTTCTGGAAGAGGGTGGCATTAATGATATCAGCCGTGGAGAATCTGAGTCTATCATTGAAGGTTGCTTCCAGTCTTTCTGGGCGCAGGCCCACGCAGCAGGGGCGTTCATTGTTCAAAACACAATTCCTCAGTATGGAGGGAATAGCACCACAACCACTTTAGACTTAAATAACTGGCTACTCGTGCAAGGCAAGAGTGCAAATAACGCTTCGGCTGGACAGTATTGGGATTATGCTGCTGTAGATATGCGAGCTTTTGGGGCAATAAGTGGTAATCCTTTTCCTGCCGCACAAATTGCGCTGATGTCTCAGGCTTGGAACGCAGCAGTAAGCGCTCCGGGTACATCTGGATTCACGTTGACAGCGTGCAACGGTGAAACAGACTGCCCAACTCTGGATGGCGCAAATAATTTCACGAACATTCAGACGATGTTTCGAGCTATTATCAATGATACTGAAACATACCCAACCCCGCTTAACATCAATACGCCTTCAAATCGCAGTGTGGCGCTTAATTGGTTTGCCCCGAATCTTGAAACAGCCGGAACTCCATCTTATGCAAATCAGTATTGTCGCACGATGGGAGTAGACGCCTCAACGAATGATGCTTTGAATGAATGTTTCGAGTATATTGGCGGGACGGGCTCTGCTTCTAATTATGTTTATTGGGGCCTTTATGGGGGAACTATTCTTAAATTTTACGGTAGTGGAATTTTGAACATCCCTTACATCCAGCAATCCCCAACAGCACCTAGTGGTTCTTGCGCGCTTACTGGAGCGTGGGTGTTGTCACAAGATGGGGCGATCACTCGCT